GAGGTACACAATGATCAATGGGATCAGGAGTGCTATCATCTAATTTAGGCCGAGATCTTTTTGAAGACGAATTTAGAGTACAAATCACTGACAAGCCCGTTAGGTGCAGTAAGCATAGGCTCCCACAAGAGCATCTCGAACCCGACCGCCTTGAGGTTCTGGACCAAAAACCCGGCATTCAAGGTGGGCTCCTCGCGCCCACCGTCGGCGTAGAAAGGACCGTCAACCAGGCGGACCATGAGACGCCGGCCATCCTGCAGGATGGCAATTTCATTCCCTAATTCATCCTTGAAGTGACCGTGCTCATCGACCATGGCCTCGGCTCGGGCCAGTTCGGGTGTGATGCCGATGAGCAGGCCTCCAGATTTTACGGAACAGGCCAGAGCCTTGATGGAGTTCTCAAACGTCTGTAGGTCTTCGAAGATGTAGTGGAGGGAAAAGTTGTAGCACACGACGTCAAAGGGGCCTGCAAAAGCCGCCTGAATAATGGTCCCCTTGCCCAGGAACCAGACGCCCAGGTTCATCTCCAGGGCCCGATTCTCCGCCTCGATGAGTGATTCTTCGTCAGGATCTATAGCGAAAATCTTGGCCCTGACCGCCTTCCATTTCCACCAGTCACCGCCCCGGCCGCAGCCGCAGTCCAGGACGGTCGATCCGGGCTTGACCCACGTCGTGATGAGATCGCGTTTGGCACCGTTGTGCAGTTTACGAAGTTCCTCCATGTGATTGCGCTATCTAGCTTAAAAAAGAAGCTACTGTTAGTCTTATATGGGTTCTCTCGAGCAGGATTACCTGACTGTGCCAGGACAGCTTTTTGCGTGCATCTCGTTTGTGGGCCCCGAACTGCCCCAGAAGAATGACAAGATGGGAATGAAGATTCGTGGCTGCTTCCCCTCCAAGGATGAGGCAGCCTCGCACGCCAAGCGTCTGCAGAAGGATGACGCTCTGGTGGACATTTACGTGGTCGACATGTACAAGTGGCTCCTGATCCCACCTGACCGTGAGCAGATTGAGGATGTTCATTACCAGAACGAGAAGCTCGAGGAGATTATGAGCAAGTACCGTGCCAACCAGTCGGCGGCCGCTTCCATGTTTGAGAAGCGCAAGCGCGACATGATGGCCAAGCCCCAGCCCGGACCTTTCCCATACATCGAGCCCGGGGACGAGAACTCGAAGTTCTACACCAAGCCGGACGTTCCACCCATTCCCCACCCGGCTGATTTCCTGGAGGATCTCAAGAAGGAGCACCCAGACAAGACCATCGACGAGATTGTGGCGATGGCCGATCTGCGCGTGTCCGCTGAGGTGCTCAAGCGCAAGGAGGCCGAGGAGGCGTCCCTGGCAGCCAAGGCTGACGCGCCCCCACCAGCGGCGTCGGAGTCGCCGATCCCACCACCAGGCCTGAAATAGATTTTTTCAGTGTGAATACTAGGTATGATATTTACAATCATAGGGATTATCATATCCCTGTGGCTCATTTTGCTGACGTACGAAACCCTTCAAAAGGCTCCGGCCAAAATTTCAAAACCAGTAGCGGCCTATGACAATCAGTATCAAGTTATGCGCGACATGGAACCAAACTCACAGATTCGGGAGAGTCCGTGGGTTGGGTTTTTACAGGAGCCCGTGCACACTGGGCGCACGGGCCCCATAGGCGAGTTTGTTGGGGTCGAGTCGCGTTCTGGACGCGCGGTTCTTTATGAGCTGCAAGGAGGCGACGTCGACCAGAATCAGGCGGTGCCGGCTCTCAATGCTAGCCAGATTGACGCATCTGTAGCGGCGGCGGCGGCTCAGGGCGCGACGCAGCGAAACATCGCAACCCAGAATTCTACTTAGGCTGAATTACAACCGGGCGCATATTAGCTAGTAGGATACCAATAATAAGACCCAAAAGAATAAGACCCATAGGGTTCGCTTTGAGACTTTCTAGAACGTCGGGCTTGTGTGCCTCGGCGTAAACTGGCTCAAAACGCGTCTGTTGCTGCTGGGGCCATTCACTTTCGGACTGGGGCCGGTCGTTTCTTAACTGGGGCTCCCCGCTTTTTGACAGGAATGGCAGGTTCTCCATCTATACTCTCATCATCACTCTCGCTTTTATCTGGAACTACAAAACCATCAAGGTTGCCGTCGTTGTCCGCATCGCTCTCATCAGTTTCCTCATCTTCATCATCGTCAGCGGGGTCGTTGGAATCGAGTTCACTCTCTTCCGTATCATAGTCTCCAATATCATAGTCGTCCTCGACCTGCTCAACGGGCTCGTAACGCACAGGAGGCTTTGAAACGCGCCCAGAGCGAGTACGGGCAGGCTCATTGACCGTGGGAGCGGACTCTGCTTGGGATGAAGGCGGGGCCATTGTCTGGGTAAGAATCGAGCGTCTCGTTTAAGTACTTTGGGAAGAACTGAAGTCCCTTTTCGAGTGCGAGTTGATTGATTGTGAATTCGCCCTCGTAACCGAGCTCATTTGCGATCGCGTTGAGCTCCTCTTGATGGTCCCCGTCGTCTGAGCGCCGAATGCCCAAGCCGAGATCCCTGATGTTTTCTAGGGATGCGTAGAGAGCGCTTGCGGCCCCATCCAAGTCTGTGGTCCGGAGCATCACCTCGAACGTCTTTATGTTCAAGAGGAAGCGCTTCCAGCTTTCAGGATCGAGTCCTGAGAACTTGTGGACGCGCTTCTCGTACTTGCGGAAGCGCTCACCCTGCCCGCCTATTGGGAAAAACATCCATAAGAAAAGAACTAGAAGGGCTACCCACAATAGCAACATCTTCGAGCTGCTCTACTATTGATGGGGAAAGAATTGTTCCTTCGCTCTTAAACTCGGTACACTGTTCATCGAGGCACCTCTGGAATATCCGTCCTGAATGAATCGAGAACCACACGTGGTTCGACTTGTGCTCACTCTTGATTCTCTCGCAGTAGCGCGAGTCCGTCTGGGCGAACCACCCGTCGTGCTCGTGGCGCTGGACCTTCTTGATGCGCGCACGACGCTGACCCGGAAGGTACCGTTGCACAAAATCCTCGAGTGCTGACGTGTCCGCGAGGGTTTCAGTCTCCCTGGCTTGCTCTTCGGTCCGGACCGCGAAAAGAGCCAACATTTCTACGTTCGGCTCCTTGCCGAGGTCCAGTCCCCCAAGCTCCTTCCATGGAATATAGGGGTCTCCTGTAGGCTTCTTGTGTGACCAGAGCATGCGTAGACCAGACCCGCCGTAGACGCTCGCATCTACGATGGTGTCCCAAGGTCCCTCGCCGAGATCCGTGATGATTTTTGATCGTAAATTGAGCGCCTGAATTCTGTTCACTATCAAGTCCGGCCAATGGAGATGGACACCCGTCTTGATGCCCTCCTTGACCGGACGAGGTTGAGCCCGAGAGATGAGGCATCTCCCACCTTGGACAGCCTCTTGAATTATGAAACAAAATTGGAGAAGGTCATCATCTTTCAACTTTTCCTTAGCCTTGTAATCAAGGTCCACAAAGAATTTGAAATTTTCCGTCTTTTGTTCGACCACATACAATTTCGTTCCTAAATTGATGAGGTCAATGTAGGTCCTGTAAAATTCCATAGTGTCCTCGAGTGGGACAAATAGGATCCCGCCATCCATGAGCACATGGGTCGCTGGACCACTTGGAACGCGCCACCTATTCATACTTGTCTAATCATCGTCTGATTCCTCTAAGGTGATCCACTCCCAAAGTGACTTGGTGCGTTTCTCCTTCTTTGGGGGCGCCTCGGCCACCTTGGGCGCAGCCTCCTCGGCCACCTTGGCCTCCTCGACCTTCTCAATTTCGTAACACAATTTGCGAAGCGTCATTTCTTGCGCAAGTTTCTGAGGATCCTCACCTTGGCCCCTGATGCTGGCTAGGATCGTCGCAAACTCGAGTTTTGACCGAGTCATTCTGGTATAGGTCCAGGTCTTTTTCACTAATTATGTACGCAAATTGAATGGCGTCTTGTGTTGACTTGCCAAGGCCCTGTGGAATTCAGGGTTCCCGATGACGTGTTGGCGGATCATGGGCCACAGGTTACCCCGCTGGGAAATAGACTCGAGAGTCTCAAATTTACAGTCGTCATTTTCATCGTAGTTCTTGCGGAAAGGCACCTGAGCCCCTTCCATCTTGTCCTTCTCCTCCGTAAATCGCTTAACTATGTGCCGATGCTCTATGGCCGTCATAGGGAGATCAAAGACATATACGTGGTAGTGATTTATGACATCCACGCCATCTTCGATGTCCCTAGGCTCTGGTGTATCGGTGACAAACTTAAAATAGGCGTAGGCGCCCCTTTTTAGGTTTATCGTGCCCCGTGTTTCTTCTTCGAGTTCGCGAACCGCACATCTAAGTGGGTTATAGACCTCGCGTCGGCGACACCCGCCGGTGACGAAAGTCCACTCCCGGTATCTCCGGTCATGGACGATCAAGAAGTGGGGAAGATCATTCACTGTGCTCATCGGGATCGCTATCGCTTTGTGTCTCTCTCGAGGCATGGTCGGCCTCTACTGATACTTCCTTGGCAAAAAAACCGCCGAGATTTCCCGTACGCGGGTTGTAAGTAATCAAAAATACGAGACCCAGAAGCAGTAGCCAGTGCCACAGCTGCATTGACATTTATGAATTTTAAATTTACGTCTAGTTTGCGTACAGAACGCCTCCCAGACCATTCTGGATACGGAGCACGTTGTAGTTGACGGCGTACAGGTAGACCGACGTGTAGTTGATGCCGCTGTTGCACAGACCCAGGATACCGTTGGTCACCAGGGGGCTGGTAACCAGGCGGAAAGTGTCGATGCGGCTGAAGTTCAGTGTGCCCGTTGGCTGGAGCTTGGACGTGTCCAGGCAGTAGCTGATGATGGCCACGTTGGCGACCGCCTGATTGTGGTTGTAGCCGAAAGGCGTGCTGTAGTACTGGGACAGGTCGACCCACTGGGGCATGAAGCGAGCCTCGCCCACATCCACACCGTTGACCTGGGTCTTGAGCGTGTAGTTGGATGCCGTCAGTGAGTTGGCGCCGTTGGCGTAGATGGCGTTGTAGTTGACCGATGGGAAGGCCAGGAACTTGATGGGCTGAGCCAGAGCAATCTCCTGGGTTGGCGTGTTCAGCACCGTCACACGGTTCACCTGGGTGATCAGCAGGTCCTGGGTCGTCTTGGCGAAGTAGTCGCGCTCGGTCTGGTCCAGGTACACGAAGTTGGTCCAGCACTGGAACTGCAGCTGGGAGTAGGTCGTGGCCGAGTTGGCCGTGCCCTGGAAGAAGGACACGATGGTGCCGATTGGCGTGACGATGTTGGCGGAATTGGGCTGGGTGGGGAAGGAGACGGTCACGTTCGAGTTGGCGATGTTCGACACACTGGTCACCACCACTGGGCCGTTGATGGCCGTGCCAGCCACGTACTGACCGACCGTAACGGACACGTTCGAACCAAGTGGGTTGCTGATGGCGGTGAAGGGCAGGAAAGAGGTGGTGGCGTTCTGGACGACGTTGATGCCGATTGCCGTGGCGCCTGCAGCCACTGGCGCGTAGACCTGTAGAGTCGCGCCCGCGCTGAACAGCGAGTTGATGCTCGTGTTGGCGGTGTTGGAGAAGGCCACCTGGACGTTGGAAGTACCGGAGGTGGTCACGTTCGACACGTACTGAATGACCGACACGTTCGTCTGTATGTTGCTCGTGGGCGAAATCACAAGCATACCTGGAAACAGGGGGCCCGTGGCGTTGTTAACCACCAGGTTAGAGACGTTGGAGGTCTGGGAGGCGGGCGTGACGAGCACGTTAGCCGTCGCCTGGGGAATGGACGTCAGGACTGGAGCCGTGGTGGGGCCAAAGTTGATCGTCGAGCCCAGGGTGGACGACCAGGTAATGCGGATCTCCACGTCGTGGTACTGGAGCGCCACCAGTGGGATGGACACGGACCAATCCTTGCAGAAGAAGAACTTGAAGGGGAAAAAGGCGTTGCGCTGGTTCGTGGAGCCCGCGGTGTTGTTGTTCAGGTAACGGGACGAGAAGTTCTGCGCGCCGGTCACGGGCTCGATGTCGGTCATGTACTCGAAATCCTGCGTGTCGATCACCTGCCCGCCAATCAGCAGCTCCACCTTGTCGATAACCTTGGACCAATCCAGGTTGCTAACGAGGGACCCGTTGGTGTCGCGGGCCGTCAGGTACGTATAGTTCATCAGGTCACCCTTCTTCTCGAAACGGATGGTCGAGATGCCGCCGGCCGAGGGCTGGCCCTGGATAATCTGTCTCTCGACTGAGTTGGCGTAGTGGGTATACCGCTTGTAGTTCGAGCGGAAAAATGAGATCTCGGGCTTGCCCGTCAGCCATGCGTCCTGAGCACCAGTTGCGACAAGTTGAACGACACCGCCGCTCATTTTACAATTGGTCTAGATTATTTTAGAGTCTGGGGG